ATACAAGAGTATTGTCTTCAGCAGGACTTGAGGAAAGCGTATAAGCGACAGTTGAGCCATTACCTGTGAAGCTGTTAAGTTTGAGATCGGCAGCACCACCACCTATCTCACCCCACTCCGTTGAGTAGCCTTCAAACTTACCTTCAGTGGTATTGTAGCGGAACATACCTGCTGCTGGAGAGGCTTCGCGCTGACCAGTTGTACCTGCGGCAACTTTCACAGAACCAGTGTTATTCAAAACCAAAGCCCCTGTGACTGTGCCACCGGCTTTTGGTAAAGCGTTGGCCGCTAAAGTGCCTTGGGCAGCAGTAGCGTAATCTGAAGAATCAAATGCTTTTACTTCTGCGAGATTAGTAACTTCGCTGTCCATCAAAGCGCCAGCGGCTCCTACATTGGTAGCATCAGTTACATCGGCACTAGTTTCAATGTTATTTAGCTTGGTGTGATCAGCGTTCGTAAAGTTATTCTGCGACAGCTCACCGTCTTGGATACTGTATGTCGTGTTTGTATTTGTGTCTGTACTGGTAATCGTGAAGTTCGGATAAGTACCAGAAATACTAGTGGCACCCGCACCTGTTAGCCCAACAGTCTGGTCAGCTTGAGAAGCCGTGGCAAATGCTGACGATGCTGAGGTGGCTGCGGAGCCAAGTCCTAAATTACTCCTAGCACTTCCAGCATTCGCAAGGTCACTTAGGTTGTTAGCAGCAAGTAAGCTTCCAGTAGCAGATGCATAAGCTGCAACCCAATTAGAGCCTTCGTATACTTTCATTACATCTGAAGTCGTGTTGAAGTAGAGCATGCCAGCAGCCAGAGCATCGCCATCGTTGTCTGTTCCCGGGTCACTGGACTTTTGTCCCAAGTACCTATCGTCAAAAGAATCAAAGGCTGCAAGTGCAGCATCTTTAGCGGCAACTGCAGCAGTCTCAGCAGTTTCTGCATTAGTTGCACTAGTTGATGCTTCACTAGCTTTAGTAGTAGCCGTGGTAGCACTAGCAGCAGCGTTAGTAGCTGAAGTCCCTGCAGCAGTAGCTTGATTAGTAGCAGTAGTTGCAGAAGCAGCAGCGTTAGTCTCTGCGGTCTCTGCGTTAGTCTCAGCAGTCTCTGCGTTAGTTTTTGCAGTTGCAGCAGCAGTGGCAGACGTAGCTGCATTACTGGCTGAAGTGACAGCTTCACTAGCTTTAGTAGTAGCTGTAGATGCACTAGTAGCAGCGTTAGTAGCTGAAGTACCTGAAGCAGTTTCTGAGTTAGAGGCATTAGTAGCTGACGTACTTGCAGCAGTCTCTGAGTTAGAGGCATTAGTAGCTGATGTAGCAGCTTCGCTTGCTTTAGTAGTAGCTGTAGTAGCACTAGTAGCAGCATTGGTTGCACTAGTATTTGCAGCAGTAGCTTGATTAGTAGCAGTGGTTGCACTGGCTGCTGCATTAGTTTCAGCAGTCTCTGCGTTAGTTTCTGCAGTCTCTGCATTAGTCTTAGCAGTAGCTGCACTAGTTGCTGAAGTAGCTGCATTGCTAGCTGAAGTAGAAGCCTCTCCTGCTTTAGTAGTTGCAGTGGTTGCACTAGTAGCAGCATTAGTCTCACTAGTAGAAGCATTAGTAGCTGAGGTAGCAGCTTCGCTTGCTTTAGTAGTAGCTGTAGTAGCACTAGTAGCAGCATTGGTTTCGCTAGTACTTGCAGCAGTCTCTGAGTTAGAGGCATTAGTAGCTGCTGTAGAAGCAGTTGTTGCCGAGTTAGAAGCATTAGTAGCTGAGGTAGCTGTACTAGTTACAGCAGAAGAAGCAGTAGTAGCTGATGAAGAAGCATTAGTAGCTGAGGTAGCTGCATTACTTGCGGAACCTTCTGCATTAGCCTCTGCTAACTCAGCAGCAACTTGGGCTTTCTTAGCTTCTGATGCAAAAGATAAAGCATCTGCTATTTCTGCTGGGCTTCCTACACTAAAGTTACCACCCTCTGAAGGATTGTTTACTAAGTTAGAACTCTCTAGGGGTGTATATTCAATAGCCATTAGCCATCTCCTTAAAATTGAGCAGTGTTAGAATAGGTCTGGACATAAGAACCACCTCTAGTTTTTCTTTGTACTTCCTCAGCATTTAACTCTTGTATGTCTTTTAGTTGCTGATCTTTAAACTTAGCAGCCCTTTCGTCTTCACCTACGTAGTCGAAAGCATGAGCCACAGCTCCCCATAGTAAAGCTCTTTCATTACTATCTCTTAACCAGTTAGGTACTTCTTTGCTTATGTAATAGCTCCCACTACCAGCAGGGAACTCTACAGATCCTGTAACACTTTGAGTAGAAGACTCAGCTAAACCAGCATCTATGTTTGTTTGGTTAACAACATAAACAGCGTTAGCATCCTTAAGCCTTCTGTAGTAGTACAGCTCGTACACATCACCAAGCTTTGCCGCAGGGTAGAACACTAGGTTTGAACCCTTACGTGCATAAGACTCTTGCTGATGCTGATAATCTTTATCTTGCATAGCTAGTAATGATATTCTTTCATCAAATACAAAGCTGTTACCTTCAGCATCTACTTTTCTAAACTGAATAATCTCTGACAAGTCTGAAGGTACTGTTAATTCTGTCTCACCCACAGTGCTAGCTCCCACAGCTCCATAGCTGAAGGTGTGCTCTAAGGGTGGTATTCTTAGCTTACGGTAGCATAGGTCTGCTGAGTAGTCTATGAAGTCTTCTATTAAAGCATCTGTTAAAATATTAGAATCTCTGTTTACCCATGTTCTAACTTTTGCAACTAAGGCATCGTATAGTGGAGTTGACATTTATTGTCTCCTGTTGTTAACCACGACCCCTTGATACACTAGATGTTAAAAGACCGGGGTACTCTGATTTTATAATTCTTTTTAGTTTAGCAACGTCTTGCTTGTTGCTCATAAACTCTGATTCATTTAAGTTTAAACCATGCTTAGTTAAAATCTCAATAGCAACAATATCTGGTATGATTGCAAAAGATCTATAGTGCGAAGCGTCACCTCGTCCTTGGGTTTCACGGGACTCTTTGGCAAACTTTAAGTATTCACCTACGTCTTGTACTACTTCAAACTTACTTGACTCAGTACCGACTTTCATATTATTGTTATTCATTTTGCCTCCAATAGGTAAAAAGAAGGGGCCCCCTTTAAGGAGCCCCTAATAGTCTTAGAGATTAACTTCCACCAAGACCTACAATCAAACCACAACCCTTAGGGTTCATTACTGCAAGGGTACATTCTTCCACGATCTGACCAACAGTGCTATCACCTTGCTGACCGACTTCAGTTTCCTGAAGAGGACGAAGAGTAGCAATCTTAAACATAGCGGGATCATACACTAATGCACAGTAGTTAGCAGCGTTAGTAGTAGCGTCACTACCAGTGTTATGAGCTAGGCCCATAATGTAGTTAGGCACAATACGGATCTCACCGAAATCACTATCAAACAGCTCAATGCTCTGACGCAGCTTACCAGTGTCATCAACATTACGTACAGTGTTGTTACCAGTAGCGTGAGCCTTAGAGGAGAAAGTACGCTTGTTTAACGGAGAAGTCATAAGAGTAGTAGCCTTACCACCCTGCTCGTAGATAGCTTGCATCATGTCATCAACGTGGCTTAACTCAATATCATTGAGGTTAGAGTCTGTCGATCCACGTACAATAGTACCAGCAGTACCAGTACCCTGAGCGCCAGTAGACACAGCAGTGTAAGCTGCGGTTTCACCAGCGTTTACAACGTTAGCAGTGTAGTTGATGTATGCCTGATAGCCACCCATCTTACGAGTAGAACTAGAACCATCTTTAGAGTGGAAGCTGTGTACCAGATCCAACTCAAGGTCACGGCGTAGTTCAGTACCACGCTTCTTCAACTGGTAAGCATATTCATCAGCAACACCAGCCTGATCAATAGCTCGCTTAGAGCCAGAAACTTGAACAGTCTTAGAGTTAATCTGAGTGTAGTTACCTAGACGAGTACGAGCACCACCAGCAGCTTGAGCGCCTGCGATAGTAGCAAAGGTAGAACCTTCAGCAACAGCGCCAGAAGCGGGTGCTACTAGCTCATCAGTCTGCCACTCGTGATAAATAGCTTTAGCTGAAGTCTTGCCAATAGAAGACATGAATGGAGTCTCATCACGAGAAATCATCGAGATGAAGTTACCTAGGTCTTCCTTCTCAGAAAGAGTACCAGTAGTTACAAAATTTGTTGCAGCCATTATTAAATTTCCTTATATATTATATTAAATCTATTTTTGTTAGCTGAACTTGCTTAATGACTTTAAGAATGCTAATTGAGACGCTTCGTCAGATTGACCAGACAGCACATTATCTCTAAGTGCAGATTGATCACGGACTTTACGTTGACTTGCAGTTGACTTACGTTTAGTTGGGATACCTTTAGCTTTAGGGGCTGCCTTTCGTTTAGCAGAACCACTTGAGGTTTTCTGCTTAAGTCTGCGATAATCATCTACAAACTTAACAACGTTAGCATCCATAATGATATCAAGGAACTCTTGAGGTACACCTTCATCCAGAGCAAACTTCCGCACAGCTTCAGAGTCGAAGTCAGGTAGGACAGTTTTAATATCCTCTTCAAACTTACCCATTAACTCATCTACTTGTGCTTGGAACATTTCTTGTTGCTGGGTTTGCACAGCCCCTACTAAACCTTCACGCTTATTACGTGCTGACCAGTAGTCTTTCTGTGCTGTCTCTCGTTTATCCTTGAGCTCATTTAGCTCATACGTATCACCGTCTTCACGGGCTTTTGCAATTTTAGCTTCTAAGTCATGGAAGTTTTTAGCTAGCAAATCTTCTTGTTGTTGAAGTTGCGTACTTAAAACAGTCCCAAGTTCGAGAGCTTGATTAGTCTTTTCGGAATATTCTTCCTTAAGTTGTTTCTCAAGATCACTAACTTCTCTACCCTTCTTAGACAAGTGTTGGTCTGTAGCAAAACCTTTACGGAGTTCAGAAAGAGTTAAGTGTTTAACTTTTCCATCTACTTTGACAGGGATTTTATAGCCCCAGTCAATATCATCTTCAGAAGGTAAATCGTCATCTTGGGTAGAATCATCTTCATCCTCATACTCTTCATCTTCTTCAGCGTCTGCTTCATCGCCATCGGTATCGTCTTCATCTGTGTTGTCATCGGGGATTTCATCATCCACAGAATCTTCCGGGTCAAGTATAGATTCATCATCATTTGGTAGAGACTCCTCCTCCTCTTCGCGCTCAAGGCCAAGTGCTGCGCCCATGGGCCCTAAAGGGACTGGAATGTCATCGATAGACTGACCATCTTGACCAGCATAAAAACCAGCGTCATCCGAACGGGTAGAGGCTGTATTGTTTTCGTTGCTCATAAATTGTTATCCTGTATTAGTCCTATTTAACCGCGTCCTTCTTCTTAGGCGCTCGGGTTTCTTTCTCAAGTTTCTTTAACTCTTCTAAAGCATTACAAGCATGTACAAAAGTTTCTGCATGGAACCGGGCTTTGCCGGGGCCTGATGCTAGTTCTTTTATCATAGCTTTGATAGTGCCTTCTGTAGCTAGGATTGCCCTAGCCAGTAATGGGTTATCCATCAGATATCTCCTTCTTGAGATTTATTGTAGTCTATCGTCTCTTGGTTAAACCCGTAGGTTTCAACGTTAATAAGACGTTCTTTAACGGAACCTAATGCCATAGCTACGTGGTACAAGTACTCACGTTCTTTTACGCAGTGGGGTTCTGTGACTAACCATTGAGTAAACAAATCTACAACGATGTCAGAGTAAGCTTCAGTAAAGAACTCATCTCTTTCTTTTCTTGCAAATATTGCTCGGGTTAATGCTTGTTGAGAATCTCCAAACGGGTTAGCTTTATACTCACCTGTCTGTTGATCCATCTTAGGTTTAAACTTACGTTTAGCACCTTGTTTATACTTATCCACTATATCTCCTCGGGTTAGTGTCTTAAGTTGAAGGGCCCGTCTGGGCCCCTCAGTAGATGAAAATCACCTCCTACATCATACCTCCACCGCCTTGACCTAAGAAAGATTGAATAGCTTCTGGTGTCAATCCTTGACCTTGCATCTCTTGTTGCACAGGAGGCTGTTCAGGTTTCTTAGGTTCTTGATTACTCTTCGGCTGGGTCATTGTTTGCTGAATTAGAGACTGAGCTAATCCGTACATCTCTTGTACGTCAGGTTGGATAGGTTGCTCCGAACCATCTTTAGCTGCAGATAAACTTAACTTTGCCCATTCTTGATATGATTTATCCAGAGCAACAACAAGCTGCTTAAGGTTGTCTTGAATAGCATTCTGGGACTGCACATTAGTGTAGTCTACATTAGCTTGATCAAGAGCAATTTTAGTTTGCGTAGTAATATCAGCAACACTCTTTGCCTTCTCTGCTTGTTCTTGTTCCTTCTCTTTATCTTTCATTGCGGAATCTTTGTACTCATCGGAAGTGTAGTCTACTATGTAGTCTAACGGATCTTCACCTAGTGCCTCAATGGTTTTAAAGGCAATGACTGCTGGTGCTGTGGGATTTATGGCCCCTTTGTACCCAGCTCCCATAAGAGCAGGTAAAACTTTCTCACCAATCATTGACATTTTACTTAGGATAGTACTATTACTAGCGTCACCAACGTCAGCTTCTACTTGCAACATCATATTGTCAGGTAGTTCACTAATGTTAACTGTGCCGTAAAAATCATTACGATCATAGTATCCCATCTTTTGCCCACGCATTTCTTTAGTCATCGTCTTATACACACCTTCACAGAGAGCGGCTAAGCCTGTTTCCATGAATCTTCTGGCGATATGCTGGATGCGTGTTTGTGCTGCTGATTGAACAGCCGATACTTTCTGTTCGGAGTTACCGGACACATAGAGAGTATCATTAAGCCCTTGTGCTGCCTTAGACAAACCATTGGCTTGCTCTTTGTGCTGCTGCAGGAACTCAAGTAAAGGTACCGTACCCGAAGATAAAGCCTCTGGTGGCATGTTGTGAACAGCCATTGCAGGGTTACCGTTGGTAGGTACAATTTGTTTTGGTTTCATATTCTGTAATGCAGAAAAGTCTACCACGTTAGGATCAGCTAGCTTAGGAGAGTAGTTAGTTAAATAAGTATTCTCAACAAAGCCACGCAAGATAGCTGTAGATGCTAGAGTAGAAGGTCTAGTCATGTCAGCCATAGACAGTCCAGCCCACTCGTGTGGGATATCAAAGGCCTTAAGCTCGCATATCTGGATAGAGTCAACATCTTCTTCGAATAAGATATTATCATTAATAGTAATGAATCTCTTTAACTCGGAGATACCATCACCGTCACGATCTACCCGCATCCAACACTCTAACACAGAAACAACTTGGTTAGCTTCACTATTACTGTTCTGCCCAAAGCTATGATTGCTTAAGCCTACTGAGGTTCTTCGTGCAGCCTTCTCGTTATTAATAGCCTGTGCAAAGGTATAGGTACTATTAGTAGTATCCCAATCTATATTCTCAGAGTGATCAGGGTACTGCTTACGTATCTCTGAGCGAGTCATCTCTGTGCGTAGACCAACAAAGGAGGCATCATCTATAGAAGAAGCGCCTTGGCTAATAAGGAAAGACTCAGGTTCTATATTACGAATCTTAACTCCACTCTTATTAACAGTACGCTTAACACGAACATTTTCGTACACACCACCTGTATTAACGTATAGGTCACCTACCACTTCTACTTCAGGATCAGACAATAACATGTCTAAGGATTCTGTAGTGATCTCATCAAACTCTTGGAAAGTAAACTCGTAGTCTTCTACAAACTCCCAGACAACCGCTGCGTTCTTCCATAGAAGAGCAGACTTAATCCAAGTATTAATAAGCTCCCAACCTTTGTTCTTCTTAAAGATACAATAGTTAGTTACATCAGAAGCTACTCTTGCTTGGTGTACACCCATAGCAGTTTGTGAGTATGGTATAAACTTTGCTAGCTTTTTATTATTCAATAGCAATTCAGAAAGAACTGCTGAGTACCCTTCGATAGCCTCTACGGTATCTGAGGATACAATCTTAGATACACCCTGTGGGGCTAAGTGCCCAATAGGCTGCATCGCATATTCGTAAGTAGCCTTTTCTCTTTCGTCTGATAGATCAGAGGAGTCAAGGAAGTTACCTTGAGAGCCTGCTACTTCTGAGTTAATGATTGTAATCAACTCTTCATCTGTTACTTGTTCCATATAACCGTCAGGCTCATTCATGTTACAGTATCCTCTTAAGTGGATTAGCACAATCCATCAATCAATCAATTAATTAAAAACGGGTTCCTATAGCTTCTCTTTCCCGAGACGTGTATGTCACCTTAAACCGAAACGTCAGTTGGAGGACTAATGGGGAAACTTGTACAACTACAGCCAACTAGTATGATCCTCCTCATACTGTTGATTTTGAAAGCCTACCCTGTTGGAGACCAATCGATCTCTATGGGTTCTTAGGACTTCAAAGGCTATAGCTGTTGCAATTACAGTATCATCATGTCCACCTGTAATAGCGTTGGTACGACCATTCGCATCAGCCACGTAACTCAAACACTCTTGAATAATCCGAGGGGACGCAAGATTGATATCATCATTCTCAATTGCGTTCTTAAGATGCGCCACGATCATGGGTTTAGTAGCTTGCGTTGTACGCCAACCAAGTCGGCTGCCTTCCTCATTAGACACGTTAGCTACTTTGGTTTGATGGTATAGGTTCACATAGTTCATCTGCTTGAGACGATTAAGTGTAGCTATGCCTAAGGAATTAGATTCAACAGCCAGTAAGGCATTGTTGTAATATCTTCCAAGATAGAATAGTAAGTCACCATATCTGGTAGGATCTACTCTATTATTTCTATATAAAGCTACAACTTCATTCTTTGTATTCATAACTGCACAGGCTGAGTAGTCTTGGCCCACGCCTAATGCACAGTCAGCACCTATTACAAAGTTATCATCAAACTTAGGATACTGGAATATTTCAATGTCCCCATCTTTAAAGTCCTCAAAGGAAGAAGATACATAATTAAATGTCTGAGTCTTCATAACTTGTGAGGGTATTAGGGATTGTAACTTTTCAATATTAAACACATTAGCACCAGAAGTTTGAAATGCTTCTTCTGCTGTCAATGGGTATTCTTGTCGGAACTTACTAAGGCCTCCTTCAGCTACCTTTAACCTTCTCCAGTAAAGTTGTTCTAAGTCAAGACCATGCCTCTCTTGTATCTTATCTTCTTCACTTGATAGGGTTTCTTTGAAAGCTTCGGGCTCTAAGACTGTTCGTCTGTATTCCGGCATCAAGTACCATGGCACAAAAATAGGAAGGTAATCATTCTCACCTTCTACTGCACCTTTCCATAACCTATGGAATTCGTTACCAACACCATTAGCGGTGGACTCAAGTATTACTTCCGTTCCATTCGCTTCTGAAATACCCTGAAAGAGACCAGCTAGGATCTTCTCATCATGAGTCCAAAAGGCTACCTCTGAGAGGTGAGCAATGGTTGGAGTAGTACCTCGACCAGCTTCAGGGGATCCTGCGGTATAGAGCCTGTAGCCTGATTCATTATGATCAAACAGGATCTCTTTAGCATTGGACTTCTTAAAGACTGGTCTAAACTCATCAGGCATGTTAGCAATAGTATTACGTGACATGTTGAAGAGGGCATCAGATGTGGCTGAGTCATGTGCCATAACAACTGATTTATTGTGAGCATTGAAGTAAGACTTCCAGAACACCCTGCCAGTAGCATAGGTAGATAAGCCCATCTGTCGGCCCTTAAGGATTATAGCCCTAACACGGCCTGTTTCCTCTAGCTGCTTACGAATCTTATCGTCTACTATTCTTTGGGCCTCATTGAACTCAAAGGGTACAAACCCTAAAGAAGAATCCTTAGTCAAAATCTTTATCTGTTCTTTAGAGAATAGCTGAAAGTCCTTCTCGTATTCTGTTAGCTTTATACGTCTCTTAGATTCTTTAACTAACGCAAGCTTTCTCATGTTATTCATTGTAGTCCTCCCAGACCTTAAAGTTTACCAGAGAGAGAAGAACCATAGGAATATATCCTATAGCTTTACCTCTAAGGTTCCTAGCCGTGTCGAGAATGCCCTATAGCCCCTTAAGGGGAGGGGGGTATCTATTCTCTACACTAGATATCTATATTCTCTATAAGATCCCATAGGGCCCTTATAGGCTTAGGGCCCCCTCCGTACCCTAAGCTATAGTGTATCTGTGAGTGTCTTCGGGACACTACTCCAAGCATACTGTCGGGTAAGCTCTGATCTTCCTACGTATTCTCTCTCTCTATAAGGTACTATAATGGTTTCCCTCTATAAGGTACTATAATGGAGCTTAAGGGTTAATGGGACTTAAAGGGTCTTTAGGGAGTGTATAGAATAACCCTGTGATATACGGTACCCTAATATAGCTTTGTACCCCCCTGATAGGTTCCTGCACTGTTCCTGTAGAGCCCTTCGGTCTCCTTGTAGTATATCATAGAGATCCCTAGAGATCCCGAAGATATCTGCTAGTAACGGAGGACATGGGGAGTCCCTAGGGTAACATAGCCCTTAAGACCCTATAGACCCCGTAAGACCCTTTCAGTACCTGTGGATACCCTGCAGGTACACCTGTTTAATAGAGTCCCTTAGGGGGCATGGAGTGTGTGTAATGTACGAAGTTCTTTCTGACCCTTGGGGTCTTGGTTTGTTTGTGTCAGTCATTGGGCTCCTTGGTAGCGTTGCTATCTTTGGTATCCTTGAGGCTGTTAGTGTTTGGTGCCGTCTCAAGAAACGTGGGGCTACACCAATCCGAATGATTCTGGATATGGAGCATTCTCGTGCAGTGTTTAAGTATAGACGTGCCCTGATAATGTCATGGGTGTTTATGTCTATGTCTGTACTGTTTATTGTATCATTAGCTATGTCTATAGTAAGTGGTACTCTATAAATCTAAGAGCCCTTCGGGCTCCTTGAAGTGTCCTAAAGGGCATATACCTAGTGTAATTATAACCAAGTGGAGTAATATAGTATGAAAGATTCGATTAAAATTCGAAGTGTAGTTGTACCTAACATCACGATTTCTGCGTGTAAGTTGCGCAGATCGTACAATGGTAAGTTTGGTCTACAGTACGGAGCCCACCTAACTGGTGACGGTCTAGCTGAGATAGGACTAAAGCAAGCTAACGATGGCGGGTACTGGTACTCTACCAATGCCAAGTATGGCAATATGGATGTCGATGTGCCACCTGTATCTATTCAAGATGCTGCTGGTAACGACATCGAAGATGATCTGGAGAATGGAGCTAAAGCTCACCTTCTCTTCGAGCTGCGTGACTACCCAGCAGGTGTCCGTAAAGATGGTACCAAGTTTGTTGCTGGTACCAATGCTCGTATCTCCGCTGTTCGTGCTCTGAGCTTCGATGTTAAGAAGTCTAAACAAGACGCACTAACTGCTGCTCTATTAGAGATGGACATAGAGATGGAGTCAGTAGCACCAAATGGTGCAGTCTTCTAGCTTTCCCCCTGTAGGTGTATCGTTCTCTTAACTGAGTTCGGTGCACCTGCTTTTTTGTTGTAACCGACAACACTACATGCAAATTCCCACAGTTTCCTTGGGGACGCGGGGCTGACGCTAAGCAGCCTCGCTTCCTTTTTTCTTACAACCGACACACTACATGCAAAAGCAATGAGGTATCACATGCCAAAAGATTATGTCAGAGGCAAACCAATATTCATAGTGAACAAGACAACCCATAGTAGATTAGTACCAGACGCTGAGTACACCGTCAATCAACTATCAATGATAACAGGGCTAACAAAACCTCAGGTGTTCAGCAGATGTAGGAAGAAAAGTACCATAGAGGACTCAGACCTATCAGCTAAGGTACGTAAGTACACACGCCCTTGGCCTGCTCTCCATAAAGACGAAGTGTTCTCTGCTTCTTACCTGTGCAAACCTATCATATAAAACCAAGAGGAATTGTAATGGCAGTTTCATTCGAAGTAACGTTAAGTAATATGACTGTACTTAAGTATGTGTCAAGAGCATGCTTCGCTCCAGTCAACCATGTATTATCTAATGATCAGATGAGTAGGCACAATAGAGTTAACGCTATCAAGTACCTACCTTTCTTTCAAAGGTACTACTCTAACGAAGACTGTATGAACCTTGAAGGCTACAAGATGACAAAAGAAATGTCATGGGAGTTAGCTACTAAGTGGTGGGATTATCTAATGACCCTACCTTTTATAACCGAGAGTATAAAGGATGACATACCCAGCACAACAGAGGGGTACAAGTCTGGTCTAAAGGTTACAACCGAGATGCCAGCCGACAGGATGATGCTCACGTTGTTCCTCCTTAGAGCCCCGCAGTACCAGCCTAACATCGTAAGGGTGTGGGATAGGGTGATGAAACAACATGACACTAACCCTGACACAGCACTAGTAACATCCTTCGCTATCAATAGCCAACAAGCTAGTGATATAATAGACACCGAAAGCTTTAACCCTGAATGCTCACCTTTAGATTCAATATCCCCTTTGTATTCTTGTGAGAACACTATCGTATACCCTCAGTACTTTAGCATAATCGGTGCTAAGATAATGCTTAATAGATTACTGTGCGATGACTACGATAAAGAACTCTTCGGTGGTACACAAGATTACTTCAGAGATAAGAGTCACTACAATCGGTACGCTACTACAGATCCCAAAGCTTTAGGTAGGTTCTTCTGTAAGAAACCCGCTTCATCATACCGGACAGGTAACCTTCAAGCCCGTGTAGCTAAGGATATACTAGGGCTAGAAGATGTAAGCAAGCATAGTAACCTAGACTATAGAAGACGACATGATCTGGCAATGGACAAGGAACAAATAGCCCAACTCATAAAGTTAATTGAATCCTAAGGGAGTTAACATGCTACATAAATCTAAATTGGAAAACGTAACAGTGGGTGCAGACCCTGAGGTATTCGTAGCGAATCATACCGGTACCATAACATCTGCTATAGGTAACGTAGGTGGTAGTAAAGACTTCCCTCGTCCAGTAACAGACGGTGGTGTTCAAGAAGACAATGTCCTAGCAGAATTTAACATCAACCCTGCCAGTAATAAGATAGAGTTCCTTTACAATATGAACTCTGTTATGTCATCTCTTAAAAACATCTTAGAAAACAAAGACTTACAACCAGTCATCATTGCTAGTCACATGTTCGACAAAGGTGAGCTCGAAAGCTATGGCCCTATGGCTATGGAATTTGGTTGTAGTGCTGAGTGGAATGCTTGGAGTGGACGTGAAATGCCAAGACCTCAAGGCTCTAAGGTTAACTTAAGAACTGCAGGTGGTCACGTACATGTAGGCTATGATGACCCCAACAAAGCAGACAGTATCGCTCTCGTTAAGATGCTAGACTTTGTACTAGGCTTACCATCTATCGAGGTAGACCCTGACAATCAGAGACGTAAGTTGTACGGTAAAGCAGGATCAATGAGATACAAACCTTACGGTGTCGAGTATAGATCTCTCAGTAATTTCTGGTTAAGCTCTGATGATCTCATGTCTTGGGTGTACGACACTACCCTATGGGCCACTAGTAATCTAGGTATGTTACCTGAATTCCTAGAGTTAGTGGATAATAAAACTCTTAACAAAGTTATTAATAAGAGTGACAAACAATCTGCTCGTGCAATAATAGATGAGCTAGGTATACAGAGGATTGCTTAATGAACAATCCATTCAAAGATATTAACGCTAGAGATGTAAGCGGTACCTACTTAGACACTTACATTCAAATTAAAACAAGAGACGATGATGACTACTACCCTGCTCAGTTGATAAACGTCAACCAAGAGATGAATGGATGTATACTAAGCTTTAAAAGATTCAATGAAGATGTCTTTGTTGTAGGTAAGGATGATCCTAAAGTTAAGTACAAGTTACAATGGCCTGAGTTAGGTATGGTTAACGTGAGAGATCATGTGTGTTTTGTCAAGAGGATAGCACAACGTCAATGGAAGAAAGGGTTAAGACTATCTAACCTAGCTACCACTGTCTTTGACTCTACTATACTTGAAGAGTTATCCTTTACTTCTGAAAGATACAGAGCAAGTAGCTTTAGTTCAGAAGACATACAACTACTGTATAGACCTGAGTACACACCCTACATGCAAGCCATAGAATCTGTTAGCTCTGGCAGTAGTGTAGCTAGAGCAATCTCATCTAACTTTTGTATCTCTAATCGATTTGGTGTAATGACACCACTGTTATACTATAAGAAGCATGCTGTTGGTATCGTAAAAGACAACAGTATATCTATAGTACCAGAGGTAAGCCACATCATTCCTATACTAAAGAGGGTTGTCCCAAATGGATTCCACAATTCAATCACTGTGGCAGCACAGCGAAGCAGTACCTTATAAAAATGATAAGACTAAGACAGGTGCACTACTATCTAACACTAGGATAGGTGTCGAAGTTGAAGTAGAACAGATGCAAAGAATGATAAGCGTACCCGGATGGCGTTGCACTACTGACGGATCTCTCCGTGAGAATGGCGTTGAGTTTGTATTCAAAGGGCCTATTGGCGGTGCTGGTGCATGTCGTAGACTGGTAGCACTAGACAAAGTGTTGACATCTATACCTCAAAAGAACTTCTCAGCACGTACCTCTGTGCATGTTCACGTAGACGTTAGAGATATGACTTGGAACGAACTTCTAAACCTAGTGATACTGTATGCTATGGTAGAACCTTACCTGTTCAGTGTCTGTGGTCAAGAGAGGGATGAGAGTATCTATTCCTTGTCTCTGTATCGTGGTCAAGACCAAGTGTCTAAGCTAATAAACCTAATAGAAAACGGGCCTGAGTTCTTAACGTCACGTAACTGGACTAAGTACTCTAGTGTAAACCTGTTGTCTGTCATTAACTTTGGTTCTTTAGAGTTCCGTGGTCACCGTGGTACATGTGACAGC